GAAGAAATCAATGAGAAGAAGAAGAAGAAGAAAAGTTAAAACATTTAATAGAAATAAATATAGAAAAAATAAATCTCATAGAAAAAATAAATCCCATAGAAGAAATAAATCTCATAGAAGAAATAATAAAGGTGGGGCTGTTTTTTCAAAAACCTGTTAATTATAATGTTTCAAAAATATATGTGGTATATGGTCAAAGTGATACTAAACTACAAAGCAAATTAGTAAATGTATTAAGAGAACATTTACCAGTTAGCGTTCCTGCTTTCATATTACTTCTGGGACAAACACATGAAAAAGAACACCTTATAGAAGAATTATCAATTTCAACACAAGTTCCTAAAAAACCTAATAAAAATATTTTTAAATGTGGTACAATATCTTATGGTATTGATACATATCTAAGAGGTAAAAATGTTATAACATGTTTAAGTGAAGAACACTCAACTAATACATATGAAAATATATTAGAATTAGTAATATTATTAAGTTATTTAGAAGCATTGGTCGGAAAAATCGATTTTAATAAAATTACTCATGTATGTGGTTCATCTTTACAATTATATAGGACAGCACAGAATTTTTTACCCCACATGACCCCTACTGATGATACACCATCTACTGAGTTGATTGATAGAGCAACCAAACGATACTCAACATATTTTACAAAATTAGATACCGCATTACGTGATCCTCCACCTCCAGAAAATTTATTGAAACATATTGATCATGTTAACTCATCAACGGAATATAAGATAATAAATGAATATTTAAACAATTTAGATAAGAAAATTGGTCCAATTGGTCCAATTGATATTGCTTACTCTACTAAACAGGTAGAAAGTAGAAAAGTGAATTATAAAAAATATTTAGATATAGTATATGATACAGGTGTATTAAAGAGTGGTGGAGGTGTTACTGATATGGAACCTGGAATTCAAAAGTTAATAACAAAATATCTAGGTGGAGATTGTTTAGGTGTATTTAATAAAATATGTGATTATTTTGAATATATATCTAATGATGGAGAAGCTAAAACTATAGATTTCAGAAATTATAGTGATGATAATGAATATTTATATTGTTTATATTATAGTTTATTTATATTGAAATCCGCTGTTGAAATTGATTTAGCTAATCGTATCGGTGCGGGACTAAATGGATATGATTATGTTTCAAGTGTGGGGATAGTTGGTACATTTCATGATGATAATGTATTATTTTTAAATGGTAGCATAAGAGGTGAAGGTCAAGGTGCTTCTGATTCTACTACCCAAGCTATATTAAATTTAATTGACTCAGACAATGAACCGGTTGAGGAACCAGAGGAATAACCGGAAACATATTTGACAAAATAGATGAAAATATTGATTGAAAAGTAATATTAAATTATAAATAAAATCTAATATAATATATAAATATGGCAAGGAATCGTGGTTCTAAAAGAAAGTTATCTCAAAAAAGTAGAATAAATTCATTAATTGAAAACAATATGGGATTGATAGATATTGAACCTGGTTTAAAGCAAGCAATAATACAAGCTGACAAAGCATTAGAAGAATTTTCATTAGAACAGTATACATCAATGATTGATATGGTAAAACAATCACTATCACCACAACAACTCGATTTGGCTAAAGTAAAACAAAGCCTTCGTAAATTAAATAAAACTGCACAAGATATGTCGAGAACACTACAAAGACCTATAACTTCAAGAAGTCGTCCTCATAGATCTAGTTCAGTTAGAACATCAGTTAGACCGCGTAGGTCAAAAGAAGAAATACATGATGAAACAAGATTATTAATAAATGAAATTTATTCAGCAATTGAAGAAGGTGTTGCAACCGGTAAGAAGGTTGGCGGTATTATTCTTAGAAATAAACAAAAAATAATAAGTAATTTTAGTTCAATGTATCCTAAAACCGAAAAAAATTATACTTTAATAAGAACAAGAATAGAAGGAATAATTAATGATAAAATAAAGCTTGAAAAATTAGCGCGTTCTATTAAACATTCATCAGGACAGAAGAAAAAATCTAAAGGAAAAAGAAAAAAGAGAAAGACACATAAATTAAAAAAATGATTTAACAATAAATTTGATATTTAAAATTTTATTATAAATATATATTATATATGAACATCTTTAAAAAAGAAAAAGATATTCACAGTTTATTTTCCTTAGCAATATCTGAGGAAAATGTTGAGTTAGAACTTATATTTGGTCATAGTGTTAATAACACACCAATAAATAAGACAATATTTATTAAATTATTAGAAGTATTGAAGCAAAAATACAGCTATATTGGTGAAACAAATAATTTGGATATTAAATGTGCCCATAATAAAGGTCTATCCAATATTAGATGTACAATCAAAGATTTAGATTCTATTAAAAAATATTGCAAAACTAATTCTTTAGATGATATTGATAATCTTGACTTTGTTGAGAAATCACCTTATAGAAAGGATAGATTTCTCAACACAAATATCAAGAATACTGATTATAATGTTAGATTAAATCTCAAAGTAGAAGAAGATTTGAAATATAGTAAACAGCAAAAACTCCAATATAGCGGAAACCATGATAGCAAAGATAAATATTATCGTTATAAGAAAAGATATAGTTTTGAAACACAAGATAATTTATTTAGAATTGATCTTACAGTTGTTAAATCAACTCAATTCAATTTAAAAAATAAAACATACAATCTAAGTCGTTCATTTAAAGAGGCTAACATATTAAATAACCCTGAAACATATGAACTAGAAATCGAATTCATTGGACGTGATAACAGTTTTAATGATGACTTTGATTTTAGAGCAGTTGAACGTATGGGATATTCAAGGATATTAAAGTATTTTAACAAATTAGATAAAGATATCAAGAATCCTAAGGTACATTCTTTTAATCATGTTCATGACCCTTTATCATCAGGTGTTTTTAACGTATGGAAACCTACTATTACTAAGCAATCGGTATTCAACTTATCTAGTAACAAGACAGTATTAGATGTCCCTATTAAAGTTAGTAATACCTTGAAAAGTAAATTAATAGGTAAAAATGTTATTATAAAAGATACCTACCTTGATGATAATCAAGAATTAAAAGATAATATAGAGTTTCCAGAAGAACTATATGGTGTTAGTAAACAGCCTGGAATGGTAAATAGTGGTGGTGTCTCTGCACTAATTATTGACTGTTCAGATGATTTTGATAAGATACAAACAGTATTATTGAAGTTTAATATTACTGCTTACAATGATGTTAAAGAACAGCGTAAAATTAGAAAAGAAATACAACTCATTGAAAATAAAGACCTGATTAAACAAAAAAAGGATCATAAAAAGAAAACCGAGTTACTAAGTCGTTTACATATTTTAGAACGAGATAATAAACCACTCCAAGCATGGGTCCCTGTATCAGATGTCTATGGCACCTATTTAGATATCGAACAGATTGTAGTTGATCATTATACTGAAAAATTAGAAGAACATAAAAAAGAATACGGTGACGAAGAACCTTGGTGGAAACAGATGGATGACCTTGATGAAGCAGATATGGGAGGCGGAGCAAAACCTTCATGGGCTAATCAATCAGCGACCGATAAATCTAAATCTAATACTAAATCTAGTGATTTTGATCCTATGAAAAGTAGTAATGATAAAGTATCTTCATCATATAAAAGTAAAAGCAAAAGCAAAAGTGAATCTGTATCATCACTTAATAGTGATTCAGTAAATATTCTATCTAATATATGTATTGATCTATTAAATGAACATATATCCCAACTATATTATATTATCAACGATTATAAACATTTAATATCATTATCTGAAAAAAAGGATATTCTATCTAAATACAGTAAATTAACTAAACAACAATATGCTAAATTGAGATTACTAGGTCCTCAACCTATTACACTGAATCATGAACATTTAAATACGGACTCACCAATCAATATTATCCACGGATACGCTGTTACTGAAAAAGCAGATGGGTATCGTGCAATGTTATATATCACAAATAATAGAGGATATTTAATCACATCTAAATTAGAAGTGATATATACAGGATGTAAGTTTCCTAATGTAAATGGTGAATGGTTACTCGATGGAGAATATATCACAAAAGATAAAAATTTAGAAGATATTAAATTATATTTGATATTTGATATTTACTTCAACGGAAATCCTAATGAAACCAAACCAGCTTTTAATCATATTTGGTATTCAGAAAATGATAAAATTATGACTCGGTCTAAATTAATGGATGATTTCAAGAGCAAGTGCGAATCAAAAATTGTAGATGAAAAAGACAGTATAGATATAGGTTTTAAGAAATACCAGTACGGAGCGATCAATCCTGAAGAAGATGATTTATTAATCTTTAAGAAATGTAGAAACATATTAGATACATCTGATAGTTATAGATATAGAATAGACGGATTGATCTTGATGCCAATATATACAGTTGTGAATGGTGATAAGTCTGGTACTACTATCAAAAATATAGGTGGGACTTGGGACTACAATTTCAAATGGAAACCACCTGAAGAAAATACAATAGATTTCAAGGTTTACTTTGAGAAAGAAGGCAAGAGAGATAAAGTTTATCCTATTATTACTGAGGTTGAGGGTGGTGAGAAAATCCTCCATAGATACAAGAAAGCTTCTTTAGTGGTCGGATATGATCAAAAACAAGATCCAGATATTGATTATCATATTATGATGCTAACAAATGAACGAAGAAAAAATCTTCGGGAGAAAGTATTTGATCCTCCTAATACAACTACTCTAGTAAATAAAACAAATCTCTTATTACATAATAGTAGTATTTTATGTAAAGATGGGACAGAAATAAAGGATGGTGATATTGTTGAAATGAGTTATAATCCTCATGGTGAAAACGATATGATATGGGAACCTCTTAGAGTCAGATATGATAAAGATAGACCTCAATGGTTTACTATTGCTAATAATGTTTGGGAAACTATCAGCGAACCTATTTATGGTAATGTTATTAGAGGATTAGAAGAAGATAAATTTGTAAAGAAAGAAACTGATTCTGATTTGTATTATGTTGGTGATTCGGATAGCGAATCAAAAGCATTAAGAGATTATCATAATTATATCAAATCTAATTTGATTAGAGGAGTATGTAATTCTTTAAAGAAAAATATCCAAGTTATGGATACATCTATCGGTAGAGGTGGAGATATTAATAAATATTTAGATAACGATTGTAATGTTAAATATTTATTAGGGTTAGATATTTCTAATGTTAATGAAGCATGTAAAAGGTATTATTATCAGGGTAAGAAACCGTTAGCAACATTCATCCAAGCCGATACTAGTTTAAATATCAAAACGAATGTTTGTGATATGGGTAACGCACATACAAAGACTATGTTAGATATTATCTACGGTACAGTTAAATCGGTTAAAGGACCTTATAAGAAATTTTATAAAGAATATAAAGGACTTGCTAAAAAAGGATTTGATGTTATTAATTCACAATTCACATTC